GTTTACCTGATAAAAAAGAAAATACAATCTACAATCACTGTCATCCAAGGCAGTGATGATTCTGGTGAACTCATCTCTCTCAGTGGTGCAAAACCATCCACACTACTGAAGCTTGGCTCTATCATGTTGCATTGGAAAGAAAGGGTCTCCAGATTCATATCAATCTACCCTAGTTATGAGAAATCTTGTATAGGTTCTGCTGACTTAATAGAGTATAATTCTGAATGGAGTGTTAGGAAGACAACATATAAACCAACATTCAGATGGGTTTCAGCTTGCTTGGAGGTAGGTGTTGTTGAAAAATTCATGGATAGAGTTAGTAATTTTTACAACACAGCTACAACGGTCCTAGAAGGAGGAGGGTCTGTGTTAGAAACAGCAGTTATACAGCTGTCTCAAGCATGGATGCATTACTGGATGCTTGGATTAGGGTCTCATGGGTTAAGCTCCAAGGTGACAAACCTTCTCATTCAAAGCAAAGATCCATCCCTTGGATATTTCCCCGTTGATTCTGATTTCTGTGCTGGAATGCCAGGAGTTAATTTTCTTCTTTACACTCTTTATAAAAGAACAGATTATGGACATGGAATTGACAAAGGGAGATTTCCTGAAGCTGAAATTGACGTGTTTGAAGAAGATGTGAAGGATGTGACTATATCTAGGGATCTCAGGAAGATTCAACTAAAGTTTGGAAACCACAAGATTTTTGAGAAAATTGTGAAAGGTATGAATATTCCTGCTCTTGAGATTTTGCTAAAGGATGCTGAAGAAAATCCAGAGCTTATCTACTATCCAGAGGGTAATTGGGATGATAGCAAAACAAGGATCTACATGAAGATCTTTGAACCAGGTGTCAAGGAGAGTTTAAGCAAACACTCAGCCACGGCCAGGATTCTGTCAGCTTCTGCTTATATAATATCGAGGCCATGCCTTAGCACCAGAACCAATGAGGGATCCCTGAAGAAAGTGAGCTTATTACAAGCCTTGGTGAACTCTTACATTGAATCTGTGTCTAAAGAGAAAATCCCTATCGAAAGTGTTTTTGTACATTACAAAGAATACGAGGAGCTACTCTCTACCATTTCTCAATTTTCTGAAGAATACACTGTGCAAAAGACAAAGCTGAGAACTAGGAACAAGCACCAGATAACCATAATTGACAGAGAAATGTTTGATGTTTCCATAATAGAATTGTGCAAGCAGGTATGGTTCCCTAGAGGAGGCAGAACAGGGTTGAGTTCGTCACAGGTGGATGCAAAATGGAAGCAAGCTAAGGAGTTGTATCCTTTCCTTAAGAACTCAAGAACAGAGACTGAAAGATTTTTAAAGATGTCAGCTGTTCAACTGAGGAATTTCTTAGATTCTTTAACAGAAAGGCCAAGGAAGATAACACTGTTGGATTCAGCAGCCAAGGGAGGGTCAATCAGAACAGTGCTATCTAGAGTTTTCTGGCCTAGTACAAAAATCCATTTGAAAGATGAAATTGATTCCCAAGCAACTGTATCTTCAATCAGATCTGAAATGTTCTCCATTTGTAGCCACTGGATGCCACAAGCTAGCAAACTGTTAGCCATCTCAAACTTATTCAATAGATCACCCATTTTGAGCAACAATCAAGCTCCTTACAGACTGCAAAAGCTAAGTGTTATGAATCGTAGCTTAAAAGGAGACGACAAAGCATCTTTAATATCACAAATCTTAAAAAACAAGATAGGTGCTGTTGGGTTCTTCACAGTCTCTCAAGCTGGATGGGGGTGGAATAGGAAAGGATTTGGAGAATGGAAGGGTAAGATGCTGGATACTTCGTGTGTGATGGAATTCCAGGATTCTGTTTGCACCAAAATAATTGTGGATAAAATAAGCAATGCAACTGAACTTGGTCATCTAATGTCTGATTTCATAGAGTCCACATGCTCATCTTTCCCAACTACATTGCAGGACTCGGATCATTGGTTGTCTAGTAACGGGAAAATAAATGGAGGAAGAGGTGCAATGATAGCAATTCCTATCTTCATAGAAACTTCCCTTAAAATCAGATTGTTCGATGAGCTCCAGGACAAGGATTGGATTTTGGAAACCTCCAACAACATAATTAGATTAAAGGCTGTTTTCCCTAGAGGTCAACTGATAACAATTCTTTCCGATAGGTTCTTATCCTACGAGTGGGATCCTTCGTATAAGGTTGACCAAGATTTGGAGTATTCT